TGTTGCCTTTGTGCGCGGTGTCGCGCTTGATGATGTTGCTTCATTCATATAGCCGATTATAGAGGTAGTTGTGTTCTTTTTGTGATTTCCCTTTTTCGTAACGATTACGGCGATGCGGCTACAAGTACTTTCTTCAAATACTTTTGGTAAAGCGTTTTAATGCATGGTTTGCGATTATGTTCGATTATGAAGGCTGCGGCGGCATGACCATACGTTGTGCGCGTCGGTTGCGTTCGATATGTATGGGGACTTTATATAAAAGGAGCGAAACGTCCTGGGGAAAACAAAAAACCGGAAACCAAAAGGTTTCCGGTTTCAATTGGTAGCGGGGCATGGATTTGAACCATGGACCTCTGGGTTATGATCCCAAACGGCTCAAAACTAAGCCGCGAGAATCATAGCCGGGGCCTTCCATACCCCGCCACGTAGGCGGAAGTCGTCAACGTTGACGACAGGCAAACCTCCATTCCCATCGTTATCGTTACGGCGCTCGCCGATGATACTGAGCGCTCTATCAGGGGAAAGTGTGGGGTCAGTCAGCACTTCAAGCGGAACGCCGAGAAATTCGGCGGTGCGGTACATGTCGTTAAACGACCATGTGCTTCCGCTCTTCATCATGCGCGACATGACTTGCGGGATGCGGCCTAGGTAGACCGCAAGGTCTTTACGGTATTTACCTTCAAGGTGCATAAGCAAATCGACATTGCGCAATGCCGTTGCTTGTGGGTCGGCGATTGTCGTCGCCGTTGCTGCTGTGTTCATATGCTTAACTATAAGCAATAATGCTTAAATAAGCAAAAGTGCTTAATTTACGACACGCCGATAAGCAAAAATGCTTAGTCGTGCTATTGTTGCAGCCATGACCGATAATCAGAAACGCTTAGAAGTGAGCATTATTGCGGAGCGGCTGACTCAGCTAGAAGGCGCTCGCCATCTAACCCAGCGCGAAGTCGCGGCTGGAATCGGAATGCTCGAACAGACCTACAGCAACAAGAAGAACGGCCTTCGCCCCTTCTCCGCGAAGGACTACAAGGCGCTCGCTGACTTTTTCAACACCAGTGTTGATTACCTCATGGGCCGCACCCTTGATCCGTGGCCGGTGGACGCTCGGCCGGAAGAGGTGGCGTCATGAAGGTGAAGGACAGGTACTGGGAGGCCGAGAACTCGATCCGCTTCGCGAACCCGGAGAAAGCGACCCGGCCGCTGCTGTGCGAGCCGAAAGTGTCCGAGGACGGCGTGCGTATCCGTCTGTGGCTGCGCGACCTCACGGGAACGGGGACTGGCGGCGCGATCGCCCTGCTGTCCCGCGACGAGGCGGCGGTCTTGGCGAATGCGATCGGCACTCGGCGCAACTGGGTCGGAGATAAGACCGACGACGCCTTGCCGCGCATCGGCGTGAGCGCCACCGAGACTTCCAAGATAATCCGGTTCATGGAATGCGAGGGAGCGGGACACATCGCACTCCCTCTGGCGGATGGCGAGCGTTTGGCGTCGTGGTTGTACGACATGGCCGACGGCTGTTGGCGTGCCTACTGCGGATATGTGCCGGAGGTAGTGAAATGAGCGACAAGCTGATACGCCGTATCCTCATCGTCTGCGCCGGCGTGCTGGTTCTCTGTGGCGTGTTGATGGTGGTGCTGTCCCTGCTGTTCGCGCTCAGCAACGTACTGCAAGCGTGCATAGTCCGTCCCGAGTGCCCGAAACCTGTGGTCACTGTCGCGTTCGAGACACATGGCGATGGCGCGGACGGTACCGGCCATTGGGTGCGCATTGGAACACTCAAAGCCGATACCGTCCAGAATGGCGTCATTCCAGACCGCTCGCATCATCCGGGGCGCGATTCTCGGACTTCAACATGATCGCCAGATACGTTACCTCGCCGGCCGGGATCATCTGGAACCCGATTGGCTCCCAGCCGTCCATGGCCTCGGCAAGCTGTGGCGTCGAGCCTAGGAAGTCCACGGTTTGGGAGCTCACCGCCCCCGGCTCCGGCCCGAAGAACTCACTGCTTTTCTGACAAAAAGTCACCACTCGATATTCGTTGCGCATTGTAATTCTTCCTTTCCCCGCATGCATCGGATTGTTTGTCTTGCAGCTTCAAGCCTACGCGGCGGGGAAAGGACCTTATCTTCTGAAAGGAACCCTCATGATCTGGTTCGTCATCTTCATCCTGCTGCTCTTCAGCGCCGCCGTCACCGGCGTCGCGCTGTCCAACAACGTCAAGGGGGCCGGCATCGGCCTCATTCCGGGCCTCGTCGGATTGCTGCTGCTGATCCCCGCATGCCTGTACTCCGTGGACGTGGGCGAGGTCGCGGTCGTCCGCAACATGGGCGGCAGTCTGGCCGGTCATTCCGAAGACGCGGGCTTCCATTGGAAGACGCCGTGGCAGAGCATCGTCAAATACGACACCCGTAACAACCTCATCAACTTCTACAAGGACACCGATTACAAGTACGACGGCGGCAGCGCGGTCGGCAAGCAGGTCACCGTCAACGACAAGAGCGGCGCTTCCGCCGACATCGACATCCAAGTCAACTACAGCCTTGATCCGAGCGCGGCCGAATACCTGTACAGCGAGTACGGCAAGCAGCAGACGTTCACACAGAACTACATCAGCAACGATCTGCGTTCCGTGGCCCGCGAACAGTCCGGCCGATTCGACACCCTGACGATGCTCACCAACCGAGGCGAATACACGAAGGCTGTGCAGGATGCGCTGGCGGATAAGTGGAAGAAGATCGGCCTGACCGTCGAACAGGTCAGCGTGCAGGACGTGCGCTATGGCGAGGCCATCGTCAAGAAATACAACGAGGCCCAAGCGGCCGAGATCGACAAGCAGAAGGTGCTCAACGAGCAGCAGGTCGCCAAGACCGAGGCCGAGACCAAGAAGATCAAGGCGCAGGGCGAGGCCGACGCCAACGCCGTGCTCAACGAGAGCCTGACCGACAACGTGCTCAAACAGCATTACATCGACGCTCTGTCCAACGCGGATCAGCTCGTCGTCGTCCCCGACGGCGCGGACACGCTCGTCCAGACCAAATAAGGCGGCGGATATGTTCAAGCGTTACCCGTATACGATCGGCCTGTTGCTGGTGGTTTCCATCATCTGCTGTCTGGCGTGGCTGTTGACCCATGACGCATGCATGCACCCGTTGGGCAATGGTCTGGCCGCGTGGTGGGCGTTCGTCAACGCGCCCCTGTTCCTCGTGGGCCTCGTCGAAGAGGCGGGAGGAGAGGAATGAACTTCGATGCACTCGTCTGGCAGCAGTGGGTGATCCTCGGATACGCGCTGCTCGAACACTTCATACTCATCGGCACGCTGCGCGAAACGAAGGCCAAGCCGGGAGCGGTTATGTACCAGTTGCTCAGGCTCGTCATCCTCTGCGCGCTCGTGCTGACCATTTAAGGCTTGCCCGCCGCCATTGCGACCTTCCTTCCGATGCGGCGGGCGGCGACAAGGAACAAGTCGTTAACACCACCTCTCTCAATGATCGCGTCGCCGGTTCTCCCCACCGGCGGCGCGCCAAGGGCGGGCAGGTTTGCCCCCGGTCGAGATTCGCGTCAGGCGGGCGCGGGCAAAGACCGGGAAGCCGTTCGATTCGGCCGCCGTCCACTGGGGCCGCGTCAACGTCGGCCGCGATCCATCCCCATACGACAGGAAGTCAGTGGATTGCGGAAGCGATGGCGTGCGAGCCGGTGGTCTCCATTGCCGGCGCCGACCACGCCAGCGCGGCCCCGCACCAAACGAAGGAGCCCCATGAACACCCACCGCAGCCTCATGGTCTGGCCCATCACCGAACAGGGCCTGACCATGACGCCCGGCGAACTGATCGCCGAGGCGCTGGACGCGATCTGCGAATGCAATTCACGGCTCGACTACCTACGCCTCATCCTCATGCCGTCGCCCGCCGCGTTCGTCATCGACCGCAGCACGGCGAACATCGGCGCGGAATGCGAATGGGTATGGAAACGGGACATCAGGAAAGGAACATCATGACATCCAACGAGGAAACGATCAGGAAATTCGCCGAAGCGTTCGACGAGGCCTCCGGCGATGAATGCAAGGCGGCCTACATAACGGTCGTGCTCGAACTCGGCAAGGGCCCGCTGCTCGACGATCCGGCCAAGCTGTTCGCCTCCAACGACTTGAAGCCGCTCGGCACCGTCATCGACGGCGAAGGCCCCATGCTGCCCGACGGCTGCCATGCGCCGGCGGACGAGACGGACGCGCGCAATGAGGAACGCCGCCACCTCGAACGCATGCTGCGCACGGCCGACCGCGCCTACGAAGAGCTGAGCCTGCTCGCCAACCACTTCCACCACGAGCGAGACCACGACGGCTTCATCCGCGCGCACGGTGCCGCCGTCAGCGCGCACACCATCGCCCTGACCCTCTCCTCCCGCCTCGACGAGGAAAAGGAAGGCGACGACTGATGGCGGGCGAGACCACGCTGACCATCGTCGGCAACCTGACCGCAGACCCCGAACTGCGCAGCACCAACACCGGAGCCCAGGTCGCGTCGTTCACGATCGCCAGCACGCCCCGCACCTACAACCGCCAGACTCAGCAGTACGAGGACGGCACGGCGTTGTTCCTGCGCTGCTCGGCGTGGAACGACCTCGCCCGGCACATCAGCCAATCATGCTCGAAGGGCATGCGCGTGATCGCCCAGGGCCGCCTCTCCCAACGCTCGTATCAGGCGCAGGACGGCACCAACCGCACCGTGGTCGAAATGACCGTGGACGAGATCGGCCCCAGCCTGCGGTACGCGACCGCGCAGGTCACGAAACAGGGCGGCCACAACGGCTATCAGGGCGGCGGCACCTACGGCAACCCGAACGGCCAGCCCCCGCAGCAGACGACACCGCCGCCGGCGTCCGACCCGTGGGCCAACGGCGGCAGCGGCCACACGCCGGACACGTTCGCCGCCGACACCGGCGACCCGGAATTCTAGAAAGGACACCCTCATGGCAAAGAAAAAAGACTCGAACCTTGTCCAGGACGCGCTCATACCCGACGAAATGAGCCCGCTGAGCCTGCTGGACTTCAACAGCTCGTGCGCGAAGATCAAGCAGGCGGCCGTGGACTTCCGCCGCGCGGTCAACCACAAGATGCAGCTCGAAACCAAAGACGCCTACCTCGACAAGTTCCACCAGATCGACCCGTACACCGAGGCCGTGTACGACACGGACGCGCTCGCGCAGCACATCATCGACTGCGCCGAGGTCATCAACCGTCTGCTCACCTATCCGAAGGACGCACGCCGCGCGGTCCTGTACGACAACCTCCACGACAACCTCCACGACAGCCTCGCCACGTTCGAGGAAAGCGCGCCCGACTATCCCGATCCCGACGACGATGCGGACGAGACCGACGGTGGGGAGGCCGTCGATCCGAACACCGGCGAGATCAAATAACCCATCACATTGAGAGAGGTTCAACCATGACTTGGTTCATGATCGACGACGGCATCTACGACAGCCCGCAATGCGAGGAGCTTCCCCTGGCCGCGATTGGCCTGTGGACTCTCGCCGGCAGCTACGTCGGCCGCCAACTGCGCCACGGCGACTACGACGGCTCCATCACCATGCAGCGCGTCAGGAAGCTCGGCGGCAGCCCGAAGCTCGCCCGCCAGCTCGTGGATGCCGGCCTGTGGCGCGAAACCGAGCCCGGCGTGTTCGAGATCGTCGCCGCCAACCCGGACGGCACCATGCTCTGCAAGTACGCGGCCACCAAGGAATTGCAAGAGAAACGCGCCCGCGCCGGCCGTGCCGGGGGCAAGGCGTCCGTCCGTTCGAGACGAAGCAAACGCGAAGCAAATGCTTCAGCAGACAGCGAAGCAAACGCGAAGCAAATGCTTCAACCGGACGAAGCAAATGGTGAAGCAAACGCGAAGCAAACCGGCAAGCAAAAACGAAGCACCCTTACCTATACCTATTCCCATACCGATATAACCTCCCCCAACCCCTCCATGCCGACGCCGACGCCGGTGTCCGAACCGGAGCCGGAGCGCACCACCATGGCCGAACTCGAGGCCAGGATGCTCGAAGACCCGTTCGAGACCGCATGGAACGCCTACCCGCGCCACACCGGCAGCAAAACCGAAGCCGAGAAGGCGTGGAACCTCGCCATCCAAGGCGTCGCCGGCCGGCCGCCGGCCGACCCCAAACAGCTCATCGGCAGCGTCATCGCCTACGCCAAAACCATCGACGAACCCAAATACGCGCCCAACATGAGCCGATGGCTGCGCCAAGGCGCATACACGGACACCATGCCCAGCCAGCCGAAACCCTACCGGCACGCACTGCCCGACGGCACCGTCATCGACGACCGGTGGATCACCAGCCACATCCGAGACCACGTGCCCGTAGGCACCTTCACCGACAGCATGCGAACCGACTTCTGGGCCTGCGTAAAAACCGGCATCGACCCGGAGCAAAAAGCCGAGGAAATCATCAACGAATGCCAACGAAAGGCGCAAAGATGAGCACCAAACCCACCGACGAAACCCGCCGCATCGTACAACGGCGAGACCGATACCGATGCGCCATCTGCGACCGGGAAACCGGCAGCCACTGGAGCGGCGACAGCATCCACCACAGGGAACCGCGAAGCCACCCGTTCGACCGGCTCCACCAACCCGAAAACCTGCTCCAACTCTGCGGCAGCGGCACCACAGGATGCCACGGATGGGTCCACGCCCACCCCGCACGCGCCTACCGGCTCGGCTACCTCGTCCACATGGGCAAAGACCCCGCCACCATCCCCGTCTACTACCGCACCGGCGGCTGGCAGCAACTCCACACGGACGGCACACGCCACCCCTGCCCGCCACCCGAAAACATGCCCACCCACATCAACATCAAGAAAGGCAACGAATGAACACCCAACACGACATCACCGCAGGCGGCCAAACCCTCGACCCGCCGACACCACCCCGCAAGCCGCACAGGCTGCTGTGGATCGACCTGGAAACCACCGGCATCAGCCGCACGGAAGCGAAAATCCTCGAAATCGGCATGATCGTCACCAGCCTCGACGCCGCCGAGGAAGGCGACAGGTTCATCTGCCCCGTCCACCCCGACCATGTGAGCCTCTACGACCTCGACCCCAAGGTGCTGCGCATGCACCTCGACAACGGGCTCCTGGACACCGTCATGCAGACCGAACCCGAAGAATTCGGATACGCGAACGTCGCCCGCAACCTCGCCGAATTCATCCGCGACGAATCCTCGCAATACGAGCTCCACCCCGCCGGCACCAACGTGGACTACGACATCGACGTGCTCACCAGCCAACTCGCCCCCTACCTCCACCCCGACTGGCTGCGGGAACTCACCAACCACAGGAAACTCGATTTGAGCACCTACCGGATCAGCGACCTCGCCCTCGACCACGACCCCTACCAGGGCCACACGGGCACCCACAGGGTCGAAGACTGCATCCGCCGCGACCGCAACGACTACGCCAACTACCTCGCCATCCTCGCGCTCACGGCATGCGGAGAAACACCCAAAGGCGACGGCCAGGGCACCGTGAACAACCCCGACCCCGGATACGTCCGCTGGTACGAACTGCCCGACGGCAGCGCGGCCGTCCGATGCTTCTCCGACTCCGGCGGAGCGTCATGCGACTGGGGACACATCGAACTCAGGGACAAGCAATGAACGCCCACACAGCAACCCCGGACCGCCCCAACCCCGTCATCGAACTCATCCGACGTCTCCGAAAGGCCACCCACCGACCCGAACCGGCCAACGATCCGACCATCTGCGCGATCTGCGGCGCACCGCTCACCGACAGCACGTCATCCATCTGCCCCGACTGCCGGGAACTCGAAAAGGACTGGTAAGCATGCACACCACATGGGCCAACGACCCCGTCAACTCACCAAACCACTACACACGCTCGCACCCGGGCATGGAATGCATCGAACTGACCGCAGACACCAGCTTCTGCCTCGGCAACGCCATCAAATACCTCTGGCGCTACCACAGCAAGGGCCGACCCGTCGAAGACCTCGAAAAAGCCCGATGGTACCTCTGCCACGTCATCGACCACGACGAGAAGATCGCATGGACACGCCAACAACACGCCATCCTCGACACCCTCGCCAACGATCCCGCCATCCCCGACGCCGAAGCGCACACATGGGCGAAACTCCGGCAAGGCTTCCCCTATTCGGCCCTCGCCTGCCTCGACCGCCTCATCGAACACGAAAGGAACCAACAATGAGCACACGCATCTACTGCGACCAATGCGGCACGGAAACCAGCAAACGCGAAGCGCTGCGATTCAGCCTGTCCGGGTATTCGGCCAACCGCACCTCCATGGGCCAGCTCAACGACATCGAGATCGACATATGCCCCGACTGCGCCCAACGGCTCAACGGCCTGACCATCGGCACCGTCCACATACGCCGAGACCACCGAGACAAGCTCAGCCCCTACCTGCTCGAATACCAGCCCACCGACCCGAAAGAAGACCAAGCATGACCAGCATCATCACCAACGAGATCGAGGAACGCTACCCCTACCCAGACAACGGCGAGCGCCCGACCGGCATCACCCGTCTCGGCCAGTGCCTCGCGTCGCGCAAGGCGTACAGGGCCGGCGTATGCCGCAAGATCACCGATAGGGAGATCGATATGGCGGCGCTCGCCGTCTATACGGGTACGTCGGGCATGGGCTTCGAGGAGGTGGAGCCGTTGTGGTCGAAGTTGAACCCTGACGCGAAAGAGCAGTATCGGCTGCTTGCGCGGTTGGCGATCACTGCCGCGCGGACGGAGGCGTTGAAATGAGCGAACAGCAATGGGAGCAAGTACGCCGGTTCATCGCGGATCAGGTCGGCATCACCAGCCCGTTCATCCTCGTCTACGACAGCGGCGGGCTCGACGAAGCCACCACGGGCGGTGCGCACTTGGACTACCTGACCGACCCGCATTCCAGCACGTTCACCCTCATCGGCATGCTCTCATGCCTGCTCGCATGGCTCACGAAAGGACGCCAAGCATGACCAGGCGAATACGGCTCACGCCCGCCATGCGCGGCCTGCTGCTCGACATGTACGAGACAGGCAGCGCCTATCCGCTCGACCGCAACCACCGGCGCACGTTCGACGCATTGGAAGAACGGGACTACATCGAACACGTCTCATGGGGACGATGGCGGATCACCCCACTGGGCGAAACGATCGCCAAACAACTCACCGCCAAGGAAAGGAACCACTGATGCAGGTCAGCTTCACCGCACAATCGCCAGCCCACGGCATGCTCACCATCCAACAACGCCTAGAAGCCGCCGGCTTCACCAACGTGCACGTCAACGCCATCAGCGACACCGTGGAACCCTTCACACGCACCAACCGCGAAACCATCCACGCCTACGACGAAGGCAAACAAGCCATCCTCAACAGCATGAACCACTTCAGTGCTCTCAACGACGAAATCAACCACAACCCCTACCAAGACGGCACACGATGAACGACTGGCGACACCAAGCCACATGCCGCCAATACGATCCCGAACTCTGGTTCAGCACCAAACCCCAAGAAACCAGCACGGCGCTCGCCATCTGCCGGACATGCCCGGTCATGGACGAGTGCCGCGAGTGGGCCGACGGGCACAGCCGCGTCAACGGCTACCCGTTGCAGGGCATATGGGGCGGCAAGCAGTACGGCCGGACGAACCGGCCGAGAAAGGAACGAGAATGAACGACATCGACATCGACGTTAACGTCACCGCCTGGAAGATCGGGCTGGTCATCATCATGCGCGGCACCGCCACGCCCACCGCGAGGGTGTCGCACCCCGAATGCTTCGGCCGGTTCACCGCGCTCGCGCTCTCCTGCGACGGCGCGATCCGCAAGTGCATGCGCCGCGTCGCCATGATGTGCGCCAGGCACTCCGCATGCGAACGGCTCGACCGGCAGGAGGCGAGGGGATGAAAGTCACCGAAGGCGTCAGGAAGATCATCGTGGAATGGCATGGCAAGGGCGTGCCGCCGGAAGAGACCGCGCAATCCCTGCGCGTCCCCATCGACGAGGTGAAGGCCGTCATCCTGCAAGCCCACCCGGCCCCCACGCCACCAAAACGCCCCGAATTCCTCGAACCACGGTACGCGCCGCCGAAACCCGCCGGCATCAGCGACAATAGACGGGAAAGTTAAAAAATCGTTGAAATCAAGCCGCCCCCGGCCAATCCGCCATGCCGGGAACGGCGGCGAGGCAAATAAAAAGCCCCCACCTTGCGGCAGAGGCATTGCATTGTCCAAAAGGCAAGTCTAGCACCGACAAGGGCGGGGGATATGGAACACAACTGCGTCATCTGCGGCAAACCGGCCGAGACCACCATCTGCGAGGCATGCGCCCGAGACTGGGCGCGACGCCTCGCATGGCTCCTGAGGGCCGGCATGCCAGCCCTCCAGCAGATCGCCTACAAACAAGCCACCACCCGCGAGCGCTCTCCTCGTCACGGCAACACGGCGTATGCGGCCCCGCCGGTCAACGAGACCGCCCAAGCCCTGTTCAACGCGGTGGAGGTGCACTTGCAGCTCATGGGCGGCCGGCTCGGCATCAAGCCGCTCGGATATGACCGATACGAGCGGGCGCGCACCCTCATGCAATGGGCCGACCTCATCCGCCTGCTGCTGCGCCGCATGCGCGACCTCGCCCGGCTCGAAGACGCCTCCGGCCTGTACGCGGACACCCTGCGTCTTGCGGAACGGGTGGACGCGGCCACGTCGCACAGTGCGGAGAAACGGCTCGTCGGCGTATGCCCCGACTGTCTCAACGGTCGCGACGAGCAGGGGGAGCCGGTGCGCACGCCCATCTACGCCGCCCGAGACGCACGGTATGCGATATGCCCCGCATGCGGCGCATGGCTCGACTTGCGGCGCATCAGGCTCGAATACCTGCGCAGCGCGGGCCTCATGCACATCACCCGCACCCAGGCCGACGCCGCCCGCTGGATCAGGGCCAACACCGGCGTCAACGTGAGCGGCAACGACCTGAAGAACTGGCGCGCACGCGGCAAAATGCCCGGCACGAGACACATCGAGGGCCACTATTGGGCGTGGAATGTGCTGGAGCTCTTGGCGTGCGCCCAGGCCAAGGACGAACGCGACCACGACGACGCTTGACCCCTGACCCGGTTCCGTGTTACGCTGTCGCGTGTAATCGGAGTATCGAGAAAGCCCTGCCCATGCCGGCGGGGCTTTTTTGTTCCCGCTGGATGGTTGGCCGAGCGGCCGAAGGCACCCGCTTGCTAAGCGGGCAAGCATGATAGCCTCATGCTTCGCGGGTTCGAATCCCGCACCATCCGCCAGCCGCCGCCGGCACCGTGCACGACCGGCGTATGCGGCACCCGAGAACACCACCACAAGCGGCGAGCGCCGGCGGGCTTTTCCTCTCCTTTCTCCCGCCGGCCGCTTCGCCGTTGGCTTGGAGAGGGAGGCTATACTTTTGGCTCGCATTCGTGTTCCGAAGGCTGCTGTGAACGTGCGACGCAGCAACGGAGCGGCACGCGCCCGCATCCGCAAGCGTCTGCTGTCGCGCTGCAACGGCAAGCCGATATGCGCGCTATGCGGCCAGCCCATAGACACCAGCCTCAGAACACCGCATCCCGGCAGCATGGAGATCGATGAGAAGCTGCCCGTTTCCAAGGGCGGCGACCCGTTCGACCTCGACAACTGCCAACTCACGCACCGACGCTGCAACCAACGCAAAGGCAATCACCAATACACCAGACTCGACACGCCGCCCGCGCCCGCCGCGCAGCGGCGAGCGCCGCAGCCGATCCCGCTGTCGCGCCAATGGTAGGGGCGGTATACCCTCCCCCACCGGCCTAGCCCCTCCACGGTCATAGGGCTGCGGATACCCCCGGCACCGTTTTTTCCACGGAACCCGCCCGTCGGCCCCGTCTCCCCGTGGCACGGAAACGCCATATACGGCCGTTCCGGCCGCGTTTCGGCGGTTTTGAGTCTTTGTTGCCGCAGCAAGGCGTGTTCGCTGCTCTGCGGGCATCGGTCCCAAACAGTCGGCCGCCCTTGCCGCCAATCGCTCGGAAAGCACTCAAAAACGTTGCAATGCCGCTTGTCAAGCGTTACAAAACATGGTATAGTCTTGGGTATGGGAAGACGTTGTGAGATAGACGGCACGTACATGCCCGACGCCAACGGCCACGGCGGCAGCGAACAGCGCGTATGCTCCGGCCGCTGCCGCGTCGAGGCGTACCGGCGGCGCAAGGCCATCCCCGACGGGATGAAGGCGCTGCGCAGGTGGGTGCGCGCCGACGGCAAACGGCCCATCCAGCCCGACGGCAAACCCGCGTCCAGCACCAAGCCGGCCACATGGTCGGCGTTCGAACAGGTCGCGAACACGGGGGAGGGCGACGGCTGGGGGATCATGCTCGGCGACGGGCTCGCCTGCTACGACCTCGACCACATCCTCGACCCGCAAGGCCGAGTCAAGGAACGCCACCCCGGCCGACTCATCCTCGACCGGCTCGAACGCGAAGGCTGCCTGTTCGCCGAGATCAGCAGCAGCGGCGAAGGACTCCACCTGTTCGTCCATTCCGACGCCCCGAGCTGGAAACGCGAAGGCGTGGAATTCTACAGCCACAGCCGCTTCATCCGCATGACCGGCATCAAGTGGAACCCGAAAAGGAGGCGCAATGCTCATCAGTGACATCAAACCCTACGAGCGCAACGCCCGCCACAACGACAAGGCCATACCCAAGGTCGCCGAAAGCATCCGGAAGTTCGGCCTGCGCGGCAGCATCGTCCTCGAATCACGCGACAACCCCGTCATCGTATGCGGACACACGCGCGTCGCCGCCGCGAAAAGCCTCGGCTGGACGGAAATACCAGACGACCACATCGAATACTGCGACGGCCTGACCCAAGACGAGATCGACGCCTTCCGCCTCATCGACAACAAGACCGGCGAAATCGCCACATGGAACGTCGCCCTGCTGAAAAGCGAAGCCAAACGCCTCAACGGCAAACTCGACTTCGCCCGCTACGGCTTCGACTTCAAAAGCAAGGTCAAACCCTACGGGGCCGAACGCGCCAGAACCGACGACTACTACAACCTGCGCCTGTGCGACATCGACGACTGCGGGCCCGACGGCATGCCCCTGCTCGCACCCACCGACATCCGGCCCGCCCGACTCATCGGCTTCAACTACGCCAAAAGCTGGAACGAACCCAAAACCGGCGTCGGCATCCACTTCTTCCTCGACGACTACCAGTTCGAACGCATCTGGAACAAGCCCGAGGAATACACGCGCCTGCTCGCCTCGTTCGACATGGCATGCGCGCCGGACTGGAGCCTCTACCTCGACATGCCCCGGCCGATGCAGCAATGGAACGTCTACCGCTCCCGCGCCATCGGCGACTGGTGGCAGCGCCAAGGCCTGGCCGTCGTGCCGACCCTGTCATGGAGCGACGAGAACAGCTACGAATACTGCTTCAACGGCCTGCCCACCGGCTCCACCGTCGCCGTGAGCGCCATCGGAGTCAAGGGCGACCCGGAGCGCGAACGCCTCTGGCACGCCGGCATGGACGAGGCCATCGCCCGCGTGAGGCCGAAGCGCGTGCTGCTCTACGGCGGCACCCTCGGACACGACATGCACGGCATCGAAACCATCGCATACGCCAACGCCGTCACCGGCCGCATGGCCGGCGACAAACCGCCGTAAACCCCGGCGCAAGCCTGCTTGAAAACTGAAAAGAGGTACCCGACATGGGCGGACGAGGCGCAACCAGCAGCCACGGCAAAACCAAAGCCAAGGCAAAACCACGGCAGAAAGGCCACCTCACCGCCGACGAAATCCCCAAAACGCCCGAAGAGACCGCCAAATACATCGGTTCGACCGTTCAGGAAGCCAAGGACATGTTCGACGCGGTGCAGGACTTCACGGGAAGCTCATACTCGGGCATCAGACGCGCACAACGAGGAGAGAAGGCGTCCGACATCCCCGAGCTGCAAAAGAAGTACGACAGCGAGGCCAAACGGATCGAAGGCTACATCGAACGCGCACCCAAATGGGGCGGCGGCGTCACCTACCGAGGCATGAGCCTCCCATCGTCCGTCGTCAAAGGGCTCACGGTCGGAGGAACGTTCGACGTCAACGCCGGCACCGCCTCATGGAGCACGCAGGAAAGCACCGCGCGCAGCTTCTCCAAGTCGGGCAGCGGCGGCAGTCCCGTCGTATTCGTCAGCCAAACCCAAAGCAAGGGCACCTCGATCAAACACATCAGTTACTTCACCAAGGAGAACGAGGTGCTGGTATCCAAGAACGCCAGATACACCATCACCAACATCTCCACCAAATCCAGCAGCCCATACACCTACGTCTACGTAAAGGAGAACTAGACATGACCACCAAGAAGACCACCGCCAAGACCGCAACGGAAGACCGGTCGCACCCCAAGCAGTACACCCGCCGCCGCGGCGAGATGGCCGAGCGCGGCCGTCAGGACGGCCTCGACTTCATCAAGGCCAACGCCAAGGCCCTCGGCCTCGACAAGAAACAGGGCGGCAAATGACCCACACGCTCAAAGACGCCCTTTATGGTCAGGCCGTAGCCGACGCGCTCGGCGTACCCTACGAATTCCGCCGCCGAGGCACCTTCCACGCCACGACCATGACCGGCCACGGCACCCACGACCAGCCCGCCGGCACATGGAGCGACGACACCAGCATGGCCCTCGCCGTCTGCGACAGCATCCGCGCCAACCCCGGCCGCATCGACACCGACGACATCCGCCGACGCTTCGACGACTGGTACCAGTACGGCGAATACACCATCGACGGGCTATTCGACATCGGCAACACCACCATCAAGGCCCTGCGGGCCGGCCACGGCATGACCGGCGAATACGACAACGGCAACGGCTCGCTCATGCGAACCATCCCCCTCGCATTCACCCGCGCCACCGAAGCGCAGGTCGAACAGGTCAGCGCCATCACCCACGCCAACCCCACCAGCACCCGCGCATGCGCGCGTCTCGTCAACTACGCCCGCCAACTCGCCGCCGGGCGCACGCCGCTCGACGCGATCGGGGAGGCCGGCTACGAGACGGCGCTCGCCGACGAGCCCGAGGGCATGATCCGTTCCGGCGGGTACGTGCTCGACACGCTCAAGGCGGCCGTCTGGTGCCTCGTCACCACCGACGACTACGCAGGTTGCGCGCTCAAGGCCGTCAACCTCGGCGCCGACACCGACACCACCGCAGCGGTCGCCGGAGGCCTCGCCGGCATCGTCTACGGCATCGACTCCATCCCCGCCGAATGGATCGCCAAGCTGCGCGGCAAGGACGTCATCGACGCCTGCCTGTTCGCCTGACGCGGCCAACCGCAAGACCTCATCGAAAGCCACCCCACGGGGTGGCTTTTCTTATGCCCGAAAGGGAGGCGACAATGGACGACCTCAAGCCCGAATTCATCGCCGCCGACCCCTACAAAAGCCGCAAATGGGACGAACTGACCGCCGGGTCCGACATCGAGCCCGCTGCGGTGCCCACGCTCACCCTCCTCGTCAACTGGTACGCGATCCTCGACCAATGCATGCGCGACATCAGCGCCGACGACGGCACCCACGTCGCCTACGTCAACGATCAGGGCGACGTCAAAGCCATGCCCCAGATCGCCACCATGAAACAGGCCAGCGCCGAGATACGGGCGCTCAACAAACAACTGTTCGCCGACGGCGGCGACGCCGCGCTCATCCGCCGCGACGCCAAGGCCATGCAGCGCGACAACCCGCTCGAACGCGCCCGGCGCGCACGCGAATTGAGACTGGAGGTCAGGAATGGCGGCAAGGCTCAAAGGAAGGCAGCAACCTAGCTACCAGCTCACACCCCGCCACACGGACAGCTACGGGCCCGACGCCGCCGCACTCGCCGAAGGCTACGGCATGCCGCCCGACCCGTGGCAGCGGCTCATCCTCGACGGATGGATGGGCACCCTCAAGGACGGCCGATGGGCCGCCGGGGACTGCGGCGTAAGCGTGCCGCGCCAGAACGGCAAGAACGGCGTCATCGAATTCCTCGAACTGTACGACACCGCCATACTCGGCCTGAAAATCCTGCACACCGCCCACGAGGTCAAGACCTGCCGCAAGCACTTCCTGAGAATGAAGAACTACTTCGAGAACGCCCGCCAATACCCCGAACTCGCGGCGGCGGTGGACTACATCAGGAACACGAACGGACAGGAAGCCATCGTACTGACCAACGGCGGCAGCATCGAATTCATCGCCCGCTCCAAAAGCTCGGGCCGAGGCTTCACCGTGGACATCCTCGTATGCGACGAGGCGCAGGAACTCACCGACGAACAGATGGAGGCCATACAGCCCGCCACCTCGTCCGCACCCAGCGGCAACCCCCAGACCATCTACGCCGGAACCCCGACCCCGCCAAGCTCGCCCGGCACCGTGTTCGAACGCATCCGCCGCACCGCCCGCACCGTGAAGCCGAAACGCACATGCTGGTACGAATGGGGCGTCGAAGAGATCGGCGACATCCACGACCGCACCCGCTGGGCGCAGGCCAACCCCAGCCTCGGCATCCGACTCGTCGAAACCGTCATCGAAAGCGAAGTCTCCAAATTCACCCCCGAAGGCTTCGCCCGCGAACGCCTCGGATGGTGGGACGAATCCCAATCCAACGCCACCGAGATCAACCCCGACGACTGGGCCGCATGCAAGACCGACCACCCATGTCAGGAAGGCCGCAACAGCTTCGCCGTCAAATTCAGCCCCGACGGAGCCACCGCAAGCCTCGTCGCCTGCGTCCGCCCGCCCAAGGGCAGCGACCTCAAACCGCACATCGAACTCATCGACGTGCGCAGCATGCGCAACGGCGTCATGTGGCTCGCCGACTTCCTCGAACAACGATGGCGCAAAACCGTCGGCATCGTCATCGACGGCCGCGTCGGAGCCCCCACCCTCGTCCAGATGCTCAAGGACCAAGGCGTCTCCAGCCGCGTCATCGTCACCCCGACCAGCCGCCAAGTCGCCGACGCCGTAAGCATGTTCGAACAGGCCATCAACGACCACAGGCTCACCCACTTCGACCAACCCGGCCTCAACGACGCCGCAGCCCACGCCAAACACCGCAAGATCGGCGACGGCTACGGCTACGAGCCCGGCGACCAAAACACCGACGTCATGCCCCTCGAAGCCGCAGCGCTCGCCTACTGGAACCAGAAGACCAGCCGCCGCGACCCCGACCGCAAGCAAAGGATGGTACGACTCGCATGAACGGACTCACACCGGTCACGGACTTCTCCAGCGGACCGCAATGGTTCACGCCGCCAAGCGGCGTGGATGGCCTCGACCCCGAGACCGAACGGCTCATGTTTCCCCTGTTCGCCGTATGGAACCGCAAACGCGCCCGCAACATGCTGCGCAGCGCCTACGCGGACGGCAAGCACCGGCTCGACCACATCGGCTTCTCCATTCCGCCAGCCATGCGCCACATCGAGGAGGTCGTGGGATGGCCCGCCAAGGCCGTTGCGGCCCACGCCGAACGCTGCATGTTCGACGGCTTCGTCAGTCCCAGCGCGAACGACGACCCCTTCGACCTCGACGCCGTGTTGTCCGCGAACCAGTTCGACCTCGAACTGCCCCAGGCGATCCGCAGCAGCATGACCCACTCGGTCGCGTTCATGACGGTCTCGCCAGGAGACCCGAACGCCGGCGAACCGCCGGTGATCGTCATGCCCTACTCGGCGCAATGGTCGGCCGGCCTGTGGAACTTCCGCACCCGCAGCCTCAAGGCCGGCCTCGTCGTCAAGGACGTGGACGACTACGCCATGCCGACGATGTACAGCATCTACACGCCGAAGGAAGTGACCACGCTCAAGCTCGCCGGCAAATGGGTCGTGGACAACGTATGGAGTCACAACCTCGGTCGCGTGCCGATGGAGGCGCTGCCGTACCGCCCCGACATCGACCGTCCATTCGGCCGCAGCATCATCAGCCGACCCGTCATGAGCATCACCGACGACGCCGTGCGCACCGTCATGCGCACCGAAGTCAGCGCCGAATTCTACAGCGCACCGCAACTGCTGCTGCTCGGAGCCGACAAAGACAGCTTCCTTGACGACAAAGGCAACCCGATACCCGTATGGGAATTCATCATCGGCCGCATCAACGCCATCAGCCGCGACGACAACGGCGACGTGCCCACCGTCCAGCAGATCAGCCAACAAAGCGTCCAGCCCCACGTCGAACAGATGCGCGAACTCGCCAGCCGCTTCGCCGGCGAAACCTCCGTGCCCGTCTCCAGCCTCGGCGTCGTCACCGACAACCCATCCAGTGCCGAAGCCATGCACGCAGCCGAAAAAGACCTCGTCATCGACTGCGCCGCAGCCAACCGCGTCTACGGAGCCGCCCTGCGCCGAATCGCACAGGACATCATCATGATCCGCGACCGCACCGCCGACATCACCGACGAAATGGCCGGCATCACCGCCAGATGGCGGTCCCCGGCGCTGCCCAGCGTGATCGACAGCGGCGACGCGATCGTCAAGCTCATCGGCGCGTTCCCGTGGCTCGCCGACACCAGCGTCGCCCTGGAGGAGGCCGGCTTCACCGACGAGCAGATCACCCGCCTGCTCGCCGAGAAGCGCCGCAACCAAGCCACCGCCACCGCCACGCAGATGCTCGCCGCCCTCACCTCGCAACAGACGCAGAAGGAACCCGAGAATGGTCAGCAGGACACAACTCAACCAGCTCAACCTGACGCAGCAGCAGGCGGTCAGGCTGGCGATAGCGGAGATGCGCAAACTGTGGACGACGCTCAATGAGCTCACGCCCGAATGGCAGCACGACCTGCTGCTCGACGCGATCCCGCAGCTCGCCGCCAGATACGGCGACATCGCCGGAGCCGCCGCAGCCGAATGGTACGAAGCCACCCGCCTCGAAAACACCGGAGCCGCGTTCGACGCCCTCACCTACGGCAGCTTCAGCCCCGACGCCATCAAAGGCAGCATCGACGCCAAGGCCTACCCCATGATCATCAGCGGCAACCCCCAGCAGGCGTTCGACTTCCTCACGGGCGCGATGCAACGCTGGATCAGATACGTCGGCCGCCAGACCATCGCACGCAACTGCCAGCACGACCCCTTCAAACCCAGATGGGCCAGAGTCCCCAGCGGCGCGAAGACCTGCGCGTGGTGCGAAATGCTCTGCTCGCGCGGCTTCGTCTACTACTCCAAGGAAACCGCCGGAGCGCTCGCCCACTGGCACGACGAATGCGACTGCTCGATCGTGCCCGAATGGGAGAAGGACGACACCCACATCGCCGGCTACGACCCAGACCTCTACTACTCGCGGTACAAGGCCGCGTGGGACGCGGCCGGCGGCTACGGGGCCACCGACGCGCAGGTGACGCACTGGATGCGCGTGCTCAATCCGGGGGCCTACACCGACAACGCATAGATTTACCGCGACCGGAACCGGATCGCGGCGGCACTCGCACCGCATTGCGTGGACACCAAACAACCGACGGCCGGACAGCCGGCAAGGAGAAACGACCATGTTTCGAAAGTCATGGATGAAGCACATCCGCACGATCGTCGCCGAAGGCGAGCCGGGCGGAGACTCCGAGAACACCGCCGAACAGGCGGGAGAAGCCACCAAGGACGAGCCGCAGCGCACGTTCACCCAAGACGAGGTGAACGAGCTCGTGGAACGCCGTCTGGCGAGGGAACGGGCCAAGCATGGCGACATCGCCGAGCTGCGCCGCAAGGCCAAGCTCTACGACGAAGCCGAAGAGGCCAGCAAGACCGAGACGCAGAAGCTCACCGAGCAGAACCAGAAGCAGGCCGCACGCATCGCGCAGCTCGAACACGGCAAGCTCGTGTCCGACGCATGCATGGCGCACGGCATCCCCGCCGAATACGCCGACCTCGTGACCGGCGCGGACGAAGAGGCCGTCAACGCATCCGCCGCGAAGGTCGCCAAGCTCATCGGCGGCGCGGCCAAGCCCGCGGCGGAAACCCCGGCCGTCACAGTGCCGAGCGAGGGGACGCGGCCGGCCGCATCCGGCAGCAAGACCATCTACGAGCTCATCGCCGCCGCCGAGAAGAACGGCGACGCCGCCAAGGCCATCGCGCTCAAGAGCATGCTGCTCGCGGACAAGAACTAACCAACCGATCCGAAAGGAACCATCATGCCCGGAATCACCGGTCAGGGAACCACCTACAACCTCCCCAACTACGTCGGCGAACTGTTCGCCGTCAGCCGCGAGGACACGCCGCTGCTATCCGCCATCGGCGGACTGACCGGCGGCCGCTCCACCACCGCCACCCTCTTCGAATGGCAGGGCTACGACCTTCGAGACCCCGACGCCAACCGGCAGCGCCTCGAAGGCGCGGACGCCCCGGCCGGCGAGGAGCGCGTGCGCTTCCACGCCAACAACGTGGTCGAAATCCATCAGGAAAGCGTGGAGATCAGCTACACGAAGCAGGGAGCCACCGGCAACCGCTCCACCGACGACATGCCGACCGTCAGCGTCGGCGGCACCGTCATCCCCGCCGACGAGCTCGGCTGGCAGATCACCCAGCAGCTCAAGCAGATCAGCCGCGACGTCGAAGCCTCGTTCATCACCGGCACCTACCGGAACCCGACCGACAACACCACGCCGCGCAAGACGCGCGGCCTGATCGAGGCGATCACCACCAACTCGCGCAGCACCGAACACACCGCCGCGCAGCTCACCGCCGACGACGTGCTCGACCTCGCACAGCTCGCATGGGACAACGGCGGCATCCGCGAGACCGAGACCCGCACCATCGTCGTCAACTCGACTCTCAAGCGCGCCCTGACCCGAGCGTTCGTCACCGACCGCAACTACCGCGAGGAAACCCGCAACGTCGGCGGCGTCAACCTCCAGACCATCGAAACCGACTTCGGCCGGTTCAACATCATGCTCGACCCCTACGTGCCCAAGGACAAGCTGCTCGTCCTCAGCCTTGAGGAACTCGCCCCCCGCTTCCTCGAAATCCCCGGCAAGGGCCACTTCTTCGCCGAACCTCTCGCCAAGACCGGAGCCGCCGACAAGGTGCAGCTCTACGGCGAGATCGGCCTCGAATACGGCAACGAGAAGGCGCACGCCATCCTCACCGTCGGAGCCAACACACCGTCCACCAAGGTCGCGGGCGTCACCTTCGACAAGAAGACCATGGCCGTCAAGGTCGGAGCCACCAACACCGTCAAGGCGAGCATCAGCCCGCTCGACACTACCGACAAGACCGTCACATGGTCCAGCAGCGCCGCAGCGACGGCCACCGTCAAAGCCGACGCCAAAGACCCGCTCACCGGCGTCGTCACCGGCGTCACCGCAGGCACGGCCAACGTGACCGCCACCACCAAGGACGGCGCGAAGGTCGCCACCGTCGCCGTCACCGTGAGTGCCTGACCATGAGCGACGAGACCGAGCAGCAGCCGTTCGCGACCGTCGCCGACCTCGAAAAACGCTGGTACGGGCGAAAGTTCGCCGGCACCGACAAGGAGGACCACGTCAAGGTCCTCCTTGAGGACGCCAGCGACCTGATCCGCCGATACCCCGGACACCGAAGATGCACCGAGGCCACGCTGCGCCGCATATGCTGCGCCGTGGCCCGGCGCACCCTCGAAAACGAGGAAAGCGACCTCAACAGCAACGTCACCAACATGAGCGAGACCGTCGGCCCCGTGTCGCAGAGCTACACGTTCGGGAACACGGGGGCCGACATGCGCCTATGGCCCAGCGAGGAAAAGGAACTCGGCGTGGGATGCCAGCGGGCATGGAGCTACGACCCGTTCGAAGGGGCCAAGCCATGAAACGCATCCAAGGCGTAGACATCCGACTCGCCCGCCGCGAACCCTATCGGCTGCCCGACGAGATGAACGAACAGACGCTCATAGACCTGCCGCCCGAGACCATCGCCAACGCGATCGTCACCGACGGTACGCAGGTCAACGCCGGCGAAGCCGAACGCCCGCAAGGCACGGACACGGCCATCACCGTGTACCTGCCACGCTCATGGCCATGGCGAAGCCTCAGGGGTGCCCGCCTCACCATCGACGGCACCGATTACTGGGTGCACGGCGACCCGCACCCGGTACGAACCAACCTCACCCCGACCGGATACTGGCCCGTCGGGGTGCAGGCCAGCACGAGGAAGGCGTGAACATGGCACGAACCCGCGTCAAACTCGACCTCAAGGGCTTCCGCGCCTACCGGCGAGACCCGACCGTCAAGGCCGTCCTCGACGAACAGGCGCGGGCATGGGCCGCAAGGGCGAACGGGGCAAGACGCCGCCGCAAGGCCGAATACGAGGCGGTGCCCGCCGCCGACAGCGAACATGGCAGCGTCGCGCTCGTCCACACCGGCAACATCGAAGCCCGCTTCGACAACGCCGAAAACAACACCCTCCTCCACACCATGTAGGAGCCGCCGCATGTCCAGCATCGCATCCACCGCCATCCAATGGATCAACCAACACCCGCCGGACGGATACACGGCACACGGCAGCACGCCAGACCCGCGCCCCGAACGATACATCACCGTGCAGCGATCCGGCGGCGTCAGGACCCGCTACAGGGACGACGCCATGCTCATCGTCCAAGTCAACGCCCCCACCCGCTCGCAGGCCGCAGACACGGCCGAACAAGTCGCCGACCTGCTGCTCGACATGTGGCGGCTCCCCGAAATCGCCGACGTCGAGATACACAGCATCGCCGACGCCAGCCTCAACGGGCCTCCGACCGAACACCGCTACCAGATCACTGCGGAAATCACCACAACCACCTGAAGGAACCAACATGGCAACCAAGAACAACAAGAAGAACGTAAGCCTCGGCAAACCGATGGTCGCCGGTGTCGCCTACCGCGCACCCGCCGGCACCGCACTGCCCGCCGACGCCACCACCGCGCTCGCGGCGGCATACGAATGCGTCGGCTTCCTCGGCGAGGACGGCATCACCAACGCCACCGACACCGACAACACCACCATCAACGACATGGGCGGCGTGCAGGTCATCAACGAGATCAGCAGCTACGCCGAAACCTACCAGTTCATCATGATCGAGACCCGCGTCGAAAGCCTTAAGGCACGCTACGGCTCCGACAACGTCACCGCCACCGGAGACGGCGACGCGAACACACTCACCGTCCTGCACACCATGCCCGACGGCGAATCCTGCGTCTGGGTCTTCGAGATCCTCATGACCGCCGGCCGCGTCAAGCGCATCATCATCCCCGACGCCACCATCAGCGAGGTCGGAGACATCACCTACTCCAGCACCGATGTCATCGGCTACGACGTCACCTACAGCGCCAACCCGTCCGACCTCATCGACGGTGCCACCAGCAAGGAGATCATCGCCCCGCTGTCCAAGGACGCCACCAAGGCGCTCAAGCAGGCGCTCCACGCCGCAGCCTGACCCGCGCCCCGATAAACAGCAAAGCCGACCGGAACCGCCTCCGGCCGGCTTTTTTCGACTTCCGTGAAAGGACAACCAATGACAACCAATCCGCAGGACCACAAGCAGCCCAAGGACAAGCCCCGCAGGATCAAGGTCATGGGCGCGACCCTGACCATCGACCCGTCCATCCTCGACGACCTCGATATGGTCGAATACCTCTACGACCTCCAGCACGCCGCCGACAGCGACGACGGGGGCTTCACGATCGTGCCGTTCCTGCGCAAGCTGTGCGGCGACGACTACACGAACGTGAAGAAGGCGCTGCGCGACGACAACGGACGCATCCCCTTCGAGAAGGTCGGCGAATTCGTCCAGCAGCTCATCGAAGCACTCAACCCAAACTCCTGACGCTCGTGGAAATGATGGAGGCCGCGCCCGACGCCCTGCGGGCCGACCTCCAACGCTTCTACGGGCTCGACATGGACGAGATCGGCCACACGGTGAGGGTGCGTCGCGCCGCCGACCTCGCCGCCAACCTCCCCGAAGACGCGCTCACATGGGGGCGCATCGACGAACGCGCCACATGGGGCACCGCCAAACACCTGCTCGCCACCATCGCCGACAACACCGGCTTCATCGCATGGACGAAGACCAAAGCCGCCAAACAAGGCGAATGGCGCGGCGCGATCGAACGCCCCGGCTTCCCCAGGACCGCCAACGTCCAGAAGCTCGACCCCGACAACATGCTGCGCATCCTGCGCATGCCACGAACCTGACCGAAGGGAGCGCACATGGTCGAACTAGCACACGCCTACGTGCAGATCGTCCCATCCATGAGCGGCGTCGGCCGAGCCATACAGGACGCCTTCGGCTCAGCCGGAGACAAAGGCGGCGCACAGGCCGGCAAGAACTTCACCTCCGGCTTCTCCGCCAAGATCGGAGCCGTCGCCGGCGTCACCGCGAGCGTGTTCAACAAAGTCGCCGGCGTGGTCGCCTCCAGCCTCAACAGCGCCATCGGCCGAGCCGACCAGATGAACAACTTCCCCAAGGTCATGAAAAACCTCGGGTACTCCAGCGAGGACGCGGCGGCGAGCATCAAGAAGATCAGCGCAGCGCTCGACGGCCTGCCCACCACCAGCTCGGCCATGACCGGCATGGTGCAGCAGCTCGCCCCATTGACCTCGAACCTCGACGAGGCCACCGACATCGCGCTCGCGTTCAACAACGCCATGCTCGCCGGCGGCGCGAGCACGATCGAGCAGGAAAACGCGTTAACCCAGTACACGCAGATGCTCTCCGCCGGCAAGGTGGACATGCAGGCGTGGCGATCCATACAGGCCGCCATGCCCGGCCAGCTCAATCAGGTCGCCGAGGCCATGATGGGAGCCGGCCACAACGCCAACGACCTGTACGAGGCCATGAAGGACGGAACCTACAGTTTCGACGACTTCAACAAGACCGTCATGCGCCTCAACAAACAAGGCTTCGCCCAATACGCGAGCTTCGCCCAGCAGGCCAGGGACGCCACCCAAGGCATCGGCACGGCGTTTGAGAACGTCCGCAACCGTGTGGCCAAAGCCGTCCAGAAGGTCATCGAGGCCATCGGCGTGGAGAACATCGCCGGCGCGATCAACGACTTCAGCTCGCAGTTCGGCAAGATCGGCGACGCCGCAGCCAACATGGTCACGGGCGTCAAGAACTGGCTTGGCCAAGCCGCGCAGGCCGCCAAGCCGCTCGTCTCGATCTGGCAAGGCGACTTCGCCAAACTCGGCCTGTACCTCACCGGCCTCGGCGCGAACGTGGCCGCATTCGGCAAAAGCCTGCTCGACGTCATCACCAACGGCGGCGGCATGCAGAGCTTCCTCGTCGGCCTGAACAACGTCATCTCGGCGCTCGTCAACTGGTGGATCGCACTCACCCGCAACGTGAGCATCTTCATCGGCACACTCGCCGACACCGGCGGCGTGCAGGCATTCCTCGCCGCGCTCGGCGAACTCTGGCAAGGCCTGACCCAACTATTCCAAGGCCTACAGGACGCCGCGACCGGTCTCCTCGAAATCGGCGAAAACGGCGGCGCGGCCGCCGCCGCGGGCAAACTCGTCGGAGACGCCTTCAAGGTCGCCACCCCGATCGTCAAAGCGCTTGCCGGCACACTGCAATCGGTCGGCGAATGGGCCAGCGAACACGGCGACATCGTGCGCGCTGCCATCATCGGCATCGGCACCGCGTTCGCCGCGGTCAAGGGCTATCAGGCGCTCAACAGCGGTCTACAGGCGCTAACCGGAACCATGAACACGGTGACGACCGCCGCCAAGGGCATCAGCAACGGCATCATGCTCATGACGGACCTGGGCGGCCCGGTCGCCATGCTCAAGCAGATGGCCGGAGGGCTGAGCCTCGTCAAGACCGCACAGACCGCATGGAGCACGGCCACGAAGATGGCGACCGCCGTGCAGGGCGCGTTCAATGCCGTCATAGCCGCCAACCCCATCGGCGCGATCGTCGTCGCCGTCGCGGCCGTCGTGGCCGCGCTCGTCTGGTTCTTCACCCAGACCGAGGTAGGCCGCAAGGCATGGGCCGCGTTCACCTCATGGCTGTCCGAGACATGGGCCGCGCTCGTGGAGGGCGCCAAGGCGATATGGAACGGGCTCGGCGAATTCCTCGCCAACCTATGGGCGACGATCACCGGCGGCGTCACCGGCGCATGGACGTCGATCACCACGTTCCTGTCCGGCGTGTGGACCGGCATCAGCACGACCGCCACGACGATATTCAACGG